CAGACTAGATGGACTAGAAGCACTAGATAGGGTTGTACTAGAACTAGATGACTGACTAGAAGGACTAGAAGCACTAGATAGGGTTGTACTAGAACTAGATGACTGACTAGATGGACTAGAAGCACTGCTAAGTGAGCTACTAGATTCGCTACTACTACTTGATTTGCTAGAGGTGGAACTACTACTACTAGACTGTGAAGAGGAACTAGAGCTACTGGATACACTAGATTGACTGGAAGAAGAAACACTAGAGGAGCTAGAACTGCTAGAGCTAGAGCTGCTAGACATATCCTCCATACTAAGAATCTGCAATCTATCACTAGACCTAGGACCAGGAAATTGGAGACCTCCTGTATGGAAGTTCAATGAATCTACAGCACTTTCTTCCCCTGTAGTCAGAGTATCTGTAAGCCTAGCTTCCCAGATAGCATTATCTATCAAAGTCTGAATCGTGACTTCCGTAGCTCCAGCCAAAGTGGTATCAATCGTGTCTGTAATAGGAGGAGTATCCCCCGCTCCCGCATGCTTCCTAATCTGAAGGCGTCGGGAAGCCAAACCACTACTGGGGCCAAGATAGAAATGTACATTCTTTCCCATTTGATTTCTCCAATAAAAAAAGCTGCGATGAATTACAATCAAATGGATGAAAATCCACCTGATTGAACTCGTCGCAGCTCGTTCTTCCGACGCCTAGACGTTTGTTCAGTTAATGAAGTCTACCCATAATACATGTTTGAGTAAACCCCAATATCCGATTATCTCACGAATTTTTTCGTCCCACTCTTTGTTTTCTCTTTATGATCATCTGATCTTCGGAAAGAATCATCCCGAAATCTCACATGAAGAACCTTTCCCTTATCCCCATGCAACTCTAATCCCAGAGTGAAATCACGGTTTCCAACCATATGATCACAAAACCTCTGTTGGAATTCTCCCATAGCATCTATAACATCTCTGACCGATGTTTCATCACTAACTGTTTGTAGCCAATCTGATCTTCCGTTCCCCTGCATCTTCTATTCCTATTCTAATAGATGGATCAATAATTAGCAATGGAATGTCTGGTCCAGCCCACTTTCTAATCGTTCGTTCCAAAGCTTTTCTTTGTTCTTCTGCTAATGGAACTTGGACCTGGACTAGCAATCGCATTCCCGGTTCCAGACGAATGGGAATGCAACTAGCCTGTTTTATATCCATCACATTCCCCAAACTACTTTCACTGGTTCTTGTCCCCTGATACGCATGTGTACATCAATAGTGAATTGGGCTACGATCCTCGTTGCCTTTAGTTCACTATGTGTATTTCTAAAATCATTCCTCTTGTGTCTCTTCCTCATTTCCCTCCACAACTTAATATCCCTTAAGATATCATGAGGAATTTCTAAAGGTGTTCCAGTATACTTCGGATGAGACTGAAACAATTCCAACATTCTATTCTCTACACAAGAAGCCAGAGTTATCGTGTCTTTACTGCTAACAGAAAGAACGTCACTTCCCCGTATCATCATGCTTCCACCTCTGATAGTCGATCCCCGTATTCAGATATTAACTGTTGAGCTTCTTCATCAGGCATCCCGAACTCAGCAACAATACTACATTTGCAGTTGGCTCTTTCATTTACTGGTAAGGTATAATGGGATGGCCAAGGAATTGTATATCCAGATAGATTCCAATGCCCATCTTCATCCTCTGGAACACCATCCAGATTAGCATGAGTGTCTCGGGTAGTGTCGGACAGAATACTTAACCATACTTGTCGAATAGAAACCTGGGGTATTTCCTCTTGTATCTGCTGAGTGGATCGTTTTCTAGCACCATTCAACCCATTCCCTGTTTCTGTAATAGCAATAGTCCTAGCACGCCTCTCAGCATATTCCTTCGTTCCTGTTCCTTGAAAGTGAGAACTGAAATGGCTTGCTATCTTATCTATTGACCACCCTTTCTCAATTCCCTGACGTATGTACACTTCAGCATCACCACCTGTTGTTTCACTAATAGTCTTCCAGTAAGGCTGAGAAAATGAATTCTCCAATTCCTCCATAATCATCTGTCGAATAGATTCAGGAATCTGAGTCATTACCCCAAAAGGAAGACCTACCCGTTGGACTTCTGCTAACAAAGCTTCCCAATCATCTGGATGATCCTCTATCCAAGAAGTAGCATCTGATTGTTTTCTAGGATAGATTACAGATTTTCCAGAAAGCAAATCAATTCCCATCTCACGATAGAAATTGACTACTGTCACAACCATAGCCAAAGCCATAACGGGAAGGGACGTTCCTACTATCTTGTCATCCCATTGTCTCGGATTGTACGCCCTCTCTACTAGATTCCTAGCTACTTCCTCTATATCCTCCGATTCGATCGGTTGTAGCCCGTACAGATTCGATCCTATACTGTTTACTTGACTCTCTAATATAGGAGCTAATCTAGTAGTAAGGGTCTCTTCTGTTTCCTCAAACTGTTTTGTATGAGCTTCGGCTACCTTCTCCCGTCTCAACTGGAAGTAAGCAGACTTTTCCGCCGCAGAATGTCGACAAGATTCATGAATATCTAACAAAGCAGAACCTACCTGCAATGCTATCTGACCAAATTTCATTATTTCCCCCCTATGGAATCCATTGTGATTTTAGGGAGATCAATTTTAATCGGTCTCTTCATTGTTTCAACCATCGAAGAGAGAACTTCTACAATCTCAGCTGGATTCACATCAAATCCATTAACAAGTTCTGAAGCCTCTTCCGGTGTTACTCCAAATAGCAACTCAATCATTTTAGCTGCTACTTCTTGAGGAATCTGACCCTGACCAACCGAATTCATCAAGTTAGTCAAACCAGAAATACTTCCTACGGATTGAAGCAAACTGGATCGTTCACCTTCCTCGGATGGAGGTAGTCCTAGACGGGAACGGTATTCATTACGAGTAACATCCCCATTCTGACGTGCTGTTTGCCATTCTCTTGCTTCAATACTAGGATCAACTGACTCACACTTGTCCCACCAAACAAGGAGGTTCGGCTCGTTTTGACGTAGTCGAACGAAATTAGTCAGAACATTCCCAAGCATATCAAGAAAGGTGTTTACCCTTTTATGAAACCGTCTCTCAATTACGGCAGCCTGGGCATAACCTCCAAGATTAACAGGTTCCCCTAAAATGAAAGGATGGACAGCATAAGCAGAAAGAATTCGGGAACGTACAGTCAACTCTGATTCTTTCCACCCCATCTCAGTAGAAGTAGCAGAAAACCGTTCAATGTTCTCAATCAATCCATCAAGAATAGCAGGCTCTCCATAATTCTCCACCCCTGCCATCGTCTTACGAATAGCTCCCTGGATCTGTCGTCGTTGTGTAGCCGACAACCTAGGACGTACACCACCCTGAACTTCTGGGTGTGGTTCTCTTCCCACGGAGATAATTACAGATGGAAAGATACCACGATTGAAAAAACCATCTTGGGAAGTTTGGATGTGATCATCAATCCGAATAGCTCTGATCTGAGCTGAAGAAGGAGCCATTGCACTAAGAGGGTCACTCGGATTAGGTAGATGGGCAAAAGCTACCGATTCTCTACCTACAGTTTTAGCATCATGCTGAGCACCTGGATCTTTCGGATTGAAAATCTTGAATTCCGAAAATGGTCCCTTAGTATGAATGGGATGGACCCATGTAGTCGGCAAACTGTAGTATTCAGGAATACCGTTTTCGCCTACATCTGCGACAATATAGGCCCATCCCGTAAGATTCAAATTACAAACAAAAGTGTAAACAAATTGCCATCTACTCTGGATTGGATTAGGATTCTCTAAAGCTGTGAGAACCGGATGATTCTCTATGATCTCCATATCATAATGAATCATCTTGTTACGAGTCGCTTCTGTCATCCTTGAAATGATCCAGGACTTAACCTGGTTCATTTGTCTCTTCTCTTCCTCTTCGTGTTCCGATCCCAGAGACGTAAGACGTGCTATGTTTACAGGCTGACTAGCAGCTTCGATACCAAGAGCATGAACTGCTGAATAAAGCCACCCATGAAATAGGGCATACTTCTGAGAATCTCTACCAGACGAACCAGAAGTATATGATGATCCACCTCTAGCACTTGATAAAGCATCCTCCATATCTACCTGCTTGCTCATACGTAATTGATAAACCGAACTACGTAAAGCATTGCTTGTATCTATAGCATTATCAAGGGCTCTCATCTCTCACCTCTATCTACCGATTTATCAGCATCGGCTCTACGCATTACCTGAACAGCCGCATCAGCTCTGCTTCTTTCGAGTACAAGCTTATGGTTCTCCACTAGAGTAGGAACAACTACATCCTCTAACACTTTCAGTTCCGCTCTGAGAGAATCCACAGCTTTTCTCTGATCAAGCTGAACCAATTCAGCTTCATCCAAATCTTCTCTAAGACTGAACCCTATCAGTTCCAAGCGATGAAGGAGTCCCAACAACTCCTTCCTCCTTTTCTTGATCCTCTTCCCAATCCTCGCCTGTTGGGTGTTCCATTTCATTACAATCGCTTCCGTCTGTTTCACTCTCCTGGACAACACCCAGCCCCTCAGGCTCCTCAATGGGTTGATCATTTTGTTCTTCTTTTCGATCTGGCATGGACACAATCATAGGGCGTTTATATTCAGGAACATCTTTAGGATCATAATGCTTCCCGAACAACTGTTTCAAATCAGCTGTAGGAAGTTTTCTTGGCTCCTGAACTCCCTTCTCCTCGTCCTTTTCAACTAATCTACCAGCAAATAGACTGTTGGTTCTCAGTAAATCAGTATATGGATACTGATTTGTTACCATTGGATGAAAAGTAACTGTGTTATCTTTCACAGTAAAAATACAAGCCATCCATTTATCCGATTCTTCCCAAGCTTTCTTACAAACATCCAAAAACGCCTGTTTACTATCACTCATCGTTCTTCTCCTAGGATACGTCTAATAACCCTGGTAAAAGGGTTAATCCCCTCTCTTCACAATAGACCTCAAGATTCCCCTCTTCAAGATCGGCTCTCTTTGTTCCATTAAGCTCAGGCTCTCCTCCTTCCCTGTAATCCACCCCACAGTCCAAACCAAACTCAATAAGATACTGACCTTGTGAATGATCGGCTAGAGCTACAGCCATAAACTCTACTTTCGTCCTAGCCGATTCTCCCGGTGTTTTACCATCCAACGGAACAAAATCCACCTGGACCCAAACCGTCTTACGGAAGATTTCATTATCCGATAACCCCTGTAGATTAGCCAGAAAGTCCGTTAGACTTCCACAATTCACCTTCATACTGAATCCTTCCTTCCTGTATGTTCTTCTACAAACACTTTCCACAACCTACGCATACCCGCTGAAGCGTCAGGAGCTACCGTTGTCCGAACTTCTAGTGGGATTTGACTTGTTATTGTAGTTAATCCTCTATCGTAGCTGGTTATCACTATTTCATTCTGCTCTGTTACTTGAGGATCGGAAGGAAAATACACCTTACGATTGATGGTCATTCCCCTCTTCTCAAAATCTATAACCTCCGCTTGACTGGCCGCCTGAGACCAACACTTGTTCCCTGTAGACACAGTTGTGGGAGTATCCTTTGATCCTATCATTCCCCCTCTAGCACGAGTCACTAGCTTGATAGTACATCTATGAGGCATATTATCAAGTAAACTCATTTCCCACAAAACCTTTCATAGTGTCTTGGTACCAATTCAGGATTCTTCTGACACTGGGATTCGTTTTCTTTCTTATCATACCACCCAAAAGTATCCAGAGGTTCATCTGGAATTGATCCCTTACAATCCTTTATAGCTAAATCAAAGGGGACATGACTATACAAAGAACACCTACTATTAGGATTGCAATTAAACATCTCTATTCCACGATTCTCCATTTCCTGATTTAGAGAATCTAACATACGCTCTTCTTTTCCATACCTACGTTCCCATCTACCCTTATCCAACTTCTCTTCAGGAAATCCATAACATTTTCCATCTTTACCCTGAAAATCTATTCCTAACAAATAGATTCTTCTACAACCCAAATAATACAGAATCCTCAGTCCTATCATCATAGTACATAAGAACCCACTCCACTTTTCATTTTCATTCGGAAAAGGTCTGTCTTTCGGTTGGTCCTTGCTGGGTCCCCAATGAGCATAGGGAGTTGTAAAAAATGTTTCTGGAACAAAACAAGTTTGCCTGTCATAAGTAAGTGTGTTAGGACATTCTTTAATTCTCATCTCTATCTTCTGAAATCCCAACTCTGTTTTTGCATGAGCCCATCTAGTAGCTTTGTAAGTTGGAACAAAAGACATAATAGCAGGATCAAGAAATAAAGCGTGATGGAACTTCCAATGTGCGTCACTAAACACCCACGCTTTTACAGGAGCCATTGCGGCACACTGATTTATACCGAGAGAAACAATACCTCTTTCTCTCAATCTGTTAATATCGAAGTCCTGTAAACTTGGACCTCCTCCTACAAGAAAACCAGGACTTGGACTCCACAAACCCTCTAAATCAATTGGTTCTTTATTACGTTTAATTACAAGTGGGTCTTTCCCTTCCTCCATTTCTTTCCCCCTCTAACTAGCTAACATATGACCCATATTAACAAACGGGGATAAAGCCTCCTTACTCTGGGACATCAAATCCCATATTTCCCCGTACAACCTTTGTAGTTGCTGATCCGAAAATCCTAGGGTGTATGAATAATCCCCTAGTTTTTCGCTCTTCATAGGACCACCAACCCATCCGAGTGTACCTGACTTAGATTTCAACATAATTTCTCTAGCCCGTCTAGACGCCTCTGACATTACAACACTCCAAATAGGAGTAGCGTCCACTAGAGAACTCTTTCCAGTAAATTCATCCGACGTGTACCCCGCTGTATAAGCTATCTGGACCGATTGAGGAGTAGTAGGCCAAGCCCCTATTGAACGTATTACACCGTCTCTACAAACCTTGTATCCATCATCGTCCTGTCCATCGTAGTTACACCAGAAATCAGTTCCTTCCGTCTTCTGACTATCGGAATTAAATGAGTCACTTCTAGTTCCACTACGACCATCATAATCCACTCGTAAATCAATATCTGGATTACTACGGATAGGAATATGCTGTACTTGAATTTCATTCGTAGAAGCTTCTGATATATTTCTCAAATAAGCTGTATTCCCCTGAATTTCCCACACACTATCTCTTACCATATGATTAAATTCCATCGAAGGATACCATTCAGTACGTCTAGCTTGAATGGGATCATATCGTAAATATGATTTAACTGCTCCTTCAGCCTGAGATAATGCAAGATTTACTAAAGCCTTCTCGGTATCTGTGGCTGTTTCAGATAGACCAAGAACAAGCAACAGTTCACTTATATCAACAATGCTAGCCATTTTTATCCCTACTATTCAGTACGCTCTTCTAAAGAAAAGATTTCCATGTCTACACTCTTCCATACATCTGCTGAAGTATCATAGTAATCAATGATGAAAGAATAAATTCCTGGATCAAATGTAAGATCATCCGGCATAATTGTTAGTAGACTTGTCGAACTAAGATCAATAGAACTTCCATTAGATGTTGCTTCTTCACTTGTAACTGTTAATTTTGCAGTTTCTCCTATTCTTTTTATTGTAACACGTAATATATCATTCGCAGCAGGAACTACCGTATCACCATTCGCATCCTGCATGGTGATATTACGGGCTAATTCTCTGTTCTGATAGGCATGAACAACTGACATTTACTATTTCCTTATACTAAACAGCTTTAGCAGTTGCCGCCGTTGTTATTCTTCCACTTGGAATTGAAGTAGTCGCTGATTTAATAGTGTTCATAACAATGACAGGAGAATCAAGCATTGTACCTGCTTGATCCTCCGTCATTGTTCCTACTTGATCGTCTGTTAATGTACCAGCGTCAAGAATTGGATCCGTCATTATTACATCCTAATAAATGACTATTACGGAATCGCCGGAATCACCTTGCTCGGATTCGGGTTCGTGCCTTCAGTGTCGTAGATGGCCAGGTTC